GATGTTAGAAACAAAATCAAAACATTCGCTTCATCTGTAGGTTTCAAATCATTGAAAGTAATTATACTTGACGAGTGTGATTATCTTACACCAAATGCACAAGCTGCATTGAGAAACCTAATGGAAACCTTTTCAAGACATTGTCGATTCATTCTTACTTGTAATTATGTAGAGAGAATAATCGACCCAATTCAATCAAGATGTCAATCATACAAAGTTGTACCACCTTCAAAGAAAGAAGTTGCTCAACAATTAGTTCACATACTTAATCAAGAGAATTGTACATATGAACTTGATGATATAGCTCTTATCGTAACTGCAGGTTATCCTGATATTCGTAGGGTTATCAATTCAGCTCAAAGACAAATCGTTGATGGTAAACTAAAGATTGATACAAGTTCTGTAATTCAAAATAATTATAAAATACAATTATTAGAAATGTTATCAAGTGGTACAAAACTAAATAACATACGACAATTGATTGCAGATAATTCCATAAGTGATTATTCAGAAATATATAGATTATTATATGATGAGGTTGACAATTATGGTAAAGATAAACAAGCAGAATGTATTATGAATATAGCAGAAGCACAATATCAAGATGTACAAGTAGTAGACAAAGAAATTAATTTTATGTCACTAATAATAAGAATACTAAGGATACTAAAATGAGATTAAAACCAGTAAACGATAAAATCGTTATAAAACAAAAACAAAATAAACAAGACAATATCACAGAGGGTGGTATTATTTTACCCGATACAGTACAAGATGGTGGATTAATTGAAGGAAAAGTTGTAGCTGCTAGTGATGGTATGTATTCTTCAACGGGAACAATTATTCCACTTGTAGTTTCTGAAGGTGATACAGTACTATATAACAAAAACGCACATAAATCAGAACATACAATTGATGGTAAAGAATATATTCTAATGAGTGTAAATGAAGTAATGTCAATAGTGAGGGATAAATAATGAGTAAAACATTCAGAATAGAACATATAGATTTTGTAGATAATCCAGATTTACATATAACATTACACAATCCACCTTATGATGATGAAACTATTTTGTCTCGTACAAAGTGGAAATTAAAAGATGTAGTAATAACAGAAGTTAAAAGAAATATAAAAGAGGACAAATAATGATTACACCAGGTAAAAACGGACAAATGCAAGAACAAATTGACTTTAGTAAAACATCACAAATTAAATGTGAAGCGTGTGATAACTCATCATTTAAACAAACTCTTTTATTAAGAAAGATGTCAGCTTTAGTTTCACCTACAGGACAAGAAACAATTGTTCCGATGCAAGTATTCGCTTGTGAGAAATGTGGGCATGTAAATAAAGAATTTTCAGATGTAAGCAATTTATCATAATGCCTTTCTATACTTTTAAATGTCCATCTTGTTGTAAAGAAGAAAATATATTACAAGGTATGGATAAACCCATACCAATATGTCAAAAATGTACAGACGCTAGTTGTGGAGTACATTTACCCAAGATGAAACGAGTATTTAAAAGTACAGGTAAACCAAAATTTAAAGGTAGTGGATTTTATGAAACAGATTATAAGGATAAATAATGACAATCTTTGATTGGGTAAACCAAATATTAGTTCACAAGAAACATTGGAACGATTTCACAGTAGATGAACAAAAGAAATTTAGTCCATTTATAATCAATCGTTGGTTATCAATGGATAAAGATTTTATTGAGATTGTTAATTACTTTCAGAAATACGCTATAGGAACATTAGAACCAAGAGAAGTTTATAAATGGTATTGTAATGTTTTACCACGAGGCAAACGATTTAATAAATACATCAAAGGTAAGAAATATAAAAAATATGATTCTGAATTAATAAGTTTATTAACAAATCATTTCGAATGTGGTAAAACAGAAGTAAAACAAAATCTTGAATTAATTGATAAGATTGAGTTAAGAGAAATATTAGAAATGTATGGAAAAGATAAAAAAACAATAAAAAGGTTATGTAAATGAATTTTTATTTTCCACCAATAAAATTAGCAAAAGATAAAGACTATGAAACAATAGTCGAAATATTTAAACAAAATAAACAATTTTTTCCACATATAAGAACAGATTATTTAAAACGATGTATAATGAATAGTGATTCAGACTCTAAACTTGAAAGTAAAAATCAATGTAATAATTCAATGATATTTGATAGAGGAGTAGCTATTACTTATAGTGTTTATAAAAGAAAAAATCCAATAGGAAATGTAATGGCTCATCCAGGAGATTGTATTTTACATCAAATTGTAACTAAAAATAGAGATGGTTCAGCTAAAGAAATATTACATAAATTTTTTGAATATGTAAATACAAAAGTTTTTCTTTCAGTAAGAAGAGACAACGAAATAGCAAAAAAATTTTATATAAAAAATGGTATGACAAAAATAGGAGAAATTTTTTGGTCAAGTGGAACAATACCAGGTGATGTTTATTTATACGAAGATATTAACAAAACAATAGAGAGGTTTACTTAATGAAAAATGCAATAGAATACATCGAGGAACATTATCCAGAAACAGCAAAAGAATTTCAAAAAATTCAATATGAACAATATGAAGTTTTTTGTAAAAAACAAATGGATTATGGTCCAAGTAATATATCAATGGGAACTGGTATTGGAAAGTCAATCAATAAAAAGTTAGCTTCAACAGCTTTGGTCATTAGAATTAATGATAAAGTTCAAAGATTATTAAATCTTGTAGTAGTTAATGATAGAGAAGCACAGAATGAACCAGTAGATGATGCTTTTAAAGATTTATCAGTATATGGTATAATAGCGCAAATCGTTAGAAATGGTAAATGGGGAGTTTGATTGAATCCATACTTTGAAAAGTTTAGAAATATGGAGCCTTACTTCAAGATAGAAGAAAAGGAGTGGACTTATATAAAAGAAAACTTTACTAAAGAAGATATTAAAGAATCCTTAGTAAAAGTTCTTATGGAGTATGAACCACCATTTATGGATATATCCAAAAAAGATTGTTTTGATGATTATAGAAAATTAAAAGGTGTGAAGTGGAATGATTTATATATTGAAAAGAAATGGTTCGCTCGTTCAGAATATGATTGGGATAGAAGTGATAACTTAATCAAACGACTAAATGTAGGTAACAAATCAAGTAATTATTTTCAACAAGCGAACAGATGGTCAGTTGATGGTACTGTCTCACCTGGTCCAATTAGGACTTGGGAATCAGAAAAATTTATGTATACTTTATTGGGTTCATTGTTTTCATTAAAAGTTCCAAAGGTAAACAAATCAATTTTACGAACTTGTATATCATTAAGAAAATATATCTGTTCTCAATTTAAACCAAATGTAGCGAAGGTAATATACGATAGATACAAATGTAAAAATGTATTAGATTTTTCAGCAGGTTGGGGAGACAGATTAGCAGGATTCTACGCTTCTGATTATGGAGAGTTGTTTGTTGGTATTGACCCACGAAAAGAAAATCACCCTATCTATAAACAACAAGCGGAGTTTTATCAAAAGCATTCTACATTTTTTGAAACAGAAAAAAAATCTGAATTTATATGTGAACCAGCAGAAGATGTAGATTTATCAAAGTATGAGGGAATGATGGATATTGTATTTACATCACCACCATATTTTACAGTAGAAAGATATTCTCACGATGATACACAATCTTGGGTTAGATATAAGAACATAGATTTATGGAATGAAAACTTTTTACAAACATCAGTAAATAATGTTTGGAAAACACTACGAAAAGGTGGTATATTAATGGTGAACATATCTGATGTTAACGCTACAAGTAATGGAAAAAAAGAATGGTTAAAGATATGTGACCCAATGAATGATTACATAAAAACATTTGAAGACTCTGAATATGTTGAGTGTTTTGGAATGGAGATGGCCAAACGACCAAACAGTATCGGAGTTGGTACTGCAAAAGCTGATGTAAATAATAACAAAAAACAAAGTGACACTTTTGGTGAACCGGTATGGATGTGGAAAAAGATTTAAGATTAATTAAAATAAAGCTTGTTTATTAGCGAGAAAGGTTGTATATTAAAGTATGGGAAGAATTAGTTATAGTCAATTATCAATGTTTAGTGA